CCCAGCAAGAACAACCGGAGCGGAAACACCAGTTGGATAATCCTGGTCAACAGAAAATCTTGGTGCCTCGCTACCAAATTTATTTTTAAATTCAGTTACTGAAGTGCAAAGAGAGAATGAATTTTCTGGCTTTAAGGTTGTAGCAGAAGTTGGCTCAATCTCATGCCACCCAGTCTCATTTTCACCAAGTGTATCTTTTGCTAAAACAAAATTACCAAGCACACCGTTAGCAGCATAAACCCATACCTTTTTTGTTATTGTGTTTATCGCAAACATTGGATGCTCAACTGCTACTTTTCCTACAAATTGACCATCACTATTAAATTCATAATATGGTATATACTGATGTTCTGTATCACTAGTTTTTTGTTTTTGGAATGTAGAACCCTCTGTGTATGGAGTTCCTTCTAATCCATCCGGAACCATTGGGGTTCCTCCTGAACCGTCAAAAACATATACATTTTCATTAGTATCAGCAAGTCCTGGAATAAATACTATATCTGTAAGGAGATTTGTACCCTCCTGTACAGTTGTTTCATCGACTTCTCTTATAATAATATTAGGCATTTTTTAAATCTCCTATTATATTTTATTTTCAACCTCTATTTTTCAGGTCTAAAATCAATTCTCTGGGCATATCATGCTCTGTTTGTAAATCTATTTCTACAAGTCTGTAAGTATTAAATTTTCTGACATCCCAAATATAAGCGTCATCAATTGCTATCTACACAGATAACCTTGTAAATTGCCCAGGAATTTTTCTCTCTGGTATATCGGAATTATCCTAAACATCCGATATAAGGTGTATTGTTGACTCGTGCTTGAACTATGCATCCTCATAAGGAACCAATATATTCAAGCAAGGATAATTTATTATATTAAATACTAAATTTCTCATATACTCATCTGCTTCTTGTAAATATCTCGTATATACATCAATTTGATAAGTAACAGATATAGGTATAGCATTTAATACAAGTTTTTGAGTCCCTTTTTTGCCAATAGCCAATGCATTGTAGGAAAGTGGTTTTTTCTGTTTATTTATAACATCATAGCCACCGTTCCTGCTAATTTGTATCATTGGCAACTATATTGGTGTATCATTGGTTGTATCCTCTACAACATCAAACATTGTATTGGTATTATTTATCCCAACTAATGTTATATTTGTAGAAGATGTCCAATTTTTAAATTTGTCAAGCAAAGCGTTGTCATATAAATAAACTCCCATTTATTTTACCTCGTTTGCTTCAATTATATACTGGTTTGATAATAAGTTAAATATTTACTTAAATTAAATAATATATCTTTTTGTACTTCTAAAAAGACCTAGTACCCTTTTATTTGTGTATTTCCATAAGTTATAAAATCACATAATTTATCTAAATTTTGTTCATATTTAACAACATAGAAATTAGGTTTTATATATATCCTATATCCATCCTACTCTTTTGAGTATGTTAATGTTTTAGCCCCCGCAGTTAATAGATATTTTGTATCAAATTTATTTTTATATAAATTTAATTCGTCTACTTTTTTATCAAATGTGAGAATTTTTCCTACACTAAGTTTAGATGAAAGTAAAATAGGAATTAACTTCATAAGGTATTTTATAAAATTTTCATCTTCTACATCATTTTTAGGGATAAAGAGGTTCATAAATTATCTTGCTCCCTATTCATCTAATTCATACTATCATCTTTGTGATTATAGGATTGTTTACTATAGGTGTCTTCAAACTCAGGAACTATTTGACAAGTTAATGAAGCTGGATAAATCATTATTCCAGAAATTTTAACTATTCTAAATAATCTGCCTTTTGTTCTGTCAAATGCACTTGGAACAATTACTAATGCACCAACCTAAATATTTGGAGTATCATATGGCAAACTTACAATAGATATATTTTCTAATTGTTCTGAATTCCAGCCAAGTTTTTTCATTGTCTTGTGTTCTGGGAATTCATTAAATATTCCACTTACAAGCACTGGTGGATAATAATTACTCTCTATTTCTGAGTATATTGTCCAGTGCTTATCAGGTCTTGGGGCACGATATATAAGGTTAACACCAATTAAAGAAGCCATTTCTATAAAATAGTTTCTTTGTAATTTCATGTCTTGCTCATTAAATAGAGCACCATATGAAATTTGTTCTCCCATTATATATCAACTCCTTTTATATTATTCGTCGTTTTTAATTGTACCAGAAACTCTAACAGATTTTCCATTTGGTGTTTTTGCTCTGTAATTGTATCTTAAACTTTCCATAATTAAGGATTTATTGTCAATTTTTCCCTCAATTAAGAATGCCTTGTTTCCACGAGCAATGTCTTTGTTTTCACCAATAAATTTAAGTTTTCCGTCTTTTGTTGCAGTCGCGGATTCAAATGTGAAAGAAGTTTTCTTTTTGGTGCCAGATTTGAAGTTAATAATTCCTTCAAGAACCATTTTTCTGTCATTTGCTTTCACGGAAGTTGTCTTAAAGGATTCTACATTCTCATAAGTTCTCTTTAAGAAATTAGTACCAAGGGTATTAAATGACTCTTCTTGAATTTCATCTACATCCACTTCTGTTTCCTCTTCTTCCTCTTCTGGAACTTCTTCAGTAGTTTCTTCTTCTGCATTTGAAACAATTTCTTCTGCTGTTTCATCAGAAATAGGCTCAACAACTTCTTCTGTTGAAAATTCGTCGGAAGATTTATTCACAGCTTCAATTGTAATTTTTTCATCATCCGCAGTTACTGTGTTTCCATTTGCCTCAAAGGTGATGTTTTCAATGGACTCATTACACTCTTTCGACTCTTCTTTTTCCTCACATTCTTCACCTTTGCAAAGATGTTTGCTGTGATATGCTTCATCGCATTCTTCGTCATTGCATTCTTTTTCTTCACATTCTTTTTCTTCACCAAAGAGTTTATCACCAACCTTATCACCGATTGCACTACCAAAACCAGCTGCTGCGGAAGCAATTGCTCCACCGAGCAACGCATTTTCTTTAAGGCTTTCTTCTTTAACTTCTGTTTTTTCCTCGGTTTCTTCAACCTCATCATCAAGTTCAGAGGTCTCTTCTTCTTCTTCAGTCTCTTCTTCTTTTTCTTCGCCTTCTTCAGGCTTAAATTCATTAATTTCACCTACAAGAATAAAACCGCCTGTTTCACCACAATAAGGACATTCATCATCTTCATTGCAAAGTTCAGTATCAACATTATATTCAACATCAACTTTATCAAGGAAGATATTAGAATGACAAACTTTGCACTCACAAATAACCTGTCCAACATGGGCAGAAGAATTTGCTTCTTCTTCTGTTTCTGCTTCTGGGTCAATTATGTCAACAGTTTCGTCTTTTTCTTCTTGATTCTCATCTTCAAAATCTTTTAATGCGTCAATTCCGTCATCTGTTAACTCAAAGGCTTCTTCGTTGAGCATACTGAGTTTTTCAAATGTTTCTCTTAAAAAATCTAAAGGCATTTTTATTTTCTCCTTTTTCAATTTTTTTGTAAATATTTATTTTAATCAATCCATAGGATATGTAAGTTGAGAATATTTTTGCAAACTTCCTCTTAATTCCTACAACTCCTGAGTTCCTTCCTAAAGAAGTTGGTCTCCGTCCATTGACCAAAGAGCATTGGATTGTTTATATTTTGAACGGATTCTACCTAATAATATCTTACAAGTTGCAAGGGACATTCTCATAATAACATCTGTCCAAAAGTCAGAAGTAATATCTTCAACACTTGTGTATTGAGGAACATACTCAATTGTTACTGATGAGGGAAAATTCGATGCAACATTGATATATAGGTTATTTGTGCTTTTATCAAATTGAAAAGCCATATCAGTTGAAGTGGTGTTTCTTATCTATAAGAGTGTATTCCAAGATGCATAGTCATAAGCATAATTCTAAAAATTATATAAATTGCCACCACCGGAAACAATCTACCAATATGAAATTTGCATTGGGTCTGCGGTTGACACACCGTTTGAATCAGCAGAAGTATCAACAAATCCCGTACTTCTATACACTCTAGAAACAGAATTTGGTTTATACTGACTCATATCAATACATTGTTTATAAGGGATAGTAATTAGTTTTGTAGTGTCAATGTATCTTTGAATTTCTCTCATAGTGGAATCAAGAACTCTTTGTAGAGTAGCATCATCTAACTCCAGATGAACAACACCACCTGTTAATTTTAATTTAATTTCATCTATATATGCTCTTGCTTCCATAATTTGTTAAATTTCCTTTGTATTGATTATTCGATTACAACCGGTCCGTCAACAACATAAACCTTATTTTTAACTAATGTTTCATCAACACTCGTTCCAATTTTAATGTGGGTTGTTGTTGAATTTCCCTGATACATAATTTGTGTTCCAGTAGAAACTGGTGTGGTTGTTCCAGCTGCTCTATCTTCTGAACAAATATTTAAGAGTGCAGTTACATCATTTATAGAAAGGGAATCCTGCTCTAATTTTTCTTTACAAACGGCTGCTTTTTCTTCATCACCGCTAAGTGCTTCAAGTAGATAGTTAACATCAAAAAGGTCAATAAATCCATCGCTATTTAAATCCCAATTCTTTGCCATAATTGTTATTCTCCTTTGTATTAAAAATTTTTAATTATCTTATTGTTTCGTGATTACGATGTCAACAGAACTGCTAACATCGTAAGAGGTAGATTTTCTGCCACTACAAACCGATAAGTCAACAGAGCTGCTAAAAGAAACTAAATTGCTTATAACAGGTGTTCCGTCTGCAAGATATACATTTACAGCCTAGTCATCTGCTCCAACAACCTGTAGTTTTGAATCATTTGCAAAGATGGTCTTATCTTTGTTGTAATAAAATTTGTATCCATAAACTGTATCTGCATCTAGTTCTGCACCTGTTTCATCTTTGAAAACCAACTGTTCGTCGCTTTCAGAAGGAACAGTGTTAGTAGTCCCAAAAAGTCTAGTTACTGTTTTGGTAGGTTCAGTTCCAGTAGCCTCAATAGTTACTTTTTTACTATAAATTAGCATTTTTATTTCTCCTTTATAGAATTTTTATATTTATAATTTGTCTTTAAGTAAAAAATACTTATGAACAAATATTTAATTTTTGTATAAGAAATACCCATTCATAGGTATTTTTTAATTAAATGGTGATATAGTGATAGAGGATATTTCACCTCTATCACTATATACAATTTATTTAGATATTTTAATCTAAAATTAGGCAGTAACCTTACCTTTAACAATAAGGTTAGAAACCTTTTTACCATCAACTTCTCTGAAGTTCAGAGGTTTGAGGTCATAAAGTGTGCTAAAGCCCTGTGATGTTCCACCGTCTGCAAACTGAAGCAGTTGTGTAGGAACAATTGCCATGTATGGAGCATAAACGGCTGCAGAACTCATAAGGTCGGAACCATTAACACCAATAAAGTATTCACCAGCTGCAAGAGCAGGGGATACGAATACTTTAAGGCTTCCAAAGGTACCAGCCATGTAAGGACCATTAACAAGACCTGTGTTTACAGGCTTCCACTGACTGTTGAGTGAAAGGACGGTAAGAACATCGCTTGCGCAAACCATGTAGTTAGGAACAAATCTCTTTGTTGCATTGTACACAGCACTCTTAGCGATTTCTATGATTTCAGAGAATCCATCATAGTGCTCTCTCTTGCTTACGCCAACAGGGAGTGTTTTTGAGAAAGTTAATTCAGCTTTAACATCAGCAATGCTGTTAAGAAGATTAACCACTTCAGTATCAATTTCATACGAAAGTTCACCAACGGCTTTTTCAGCAAGCTGTGCACCGAGGTCCACACCGTAATCTGTTTTAGCCTGGTAGGCTGCAATCTGGCTGTAGTAAACGGCGATTCTGCGGGCCTTTGCAACCAGAGCAACGCTCTTCATTTCTGCTCTGACAGAAGGAATCTTGTCCTGAGGAATTACGATGTTGTCATAGACATAACCGTACTTAGCAGCTGTGTCAGCAGTTACAGGAGCAGAAGCAAAGGTGATTGTAAATGTTCCTTCAGCACCAACCTTAGGAGCAACAGTGAAGTGAGTAGCATCTGCGGTCTCACCGACATTGTAAACTTTGTCACCAACTTTTACAACTTCAATAAGAACAGAGTTGGCCTCTGCCTGTCTCTTAGGATTATCGCTTCTGGCATCAACAGTTTTGGAACCCCAAAGAGGAGTTACATCAACAGTTGTTGCATTTGCTGCTAATGTTACATCTTCAACAACTCTTGCACCAGTATACTCTGCCTTAGCAGCGTAGTCGGTTTCAGGAGTGTCAAATCCGAATGGGCTGGAGATTCTGTCGCCAGCATTAATTCCACCCTTGGAAATACCATACTGATATTCAATGTAGGTGATATATCCAGACATACTGGACATTGGGTGAACAATTACTAAATCATGCGCGATTAAATTGGGGAGGGCCACTGTAGTAAGGTTTAATGTGAACTTTTTGTAAAGTCCTAAATCACTTCTCTGTGTACCCTGTGAGGCATCGAACGCCTCGTTGAGAAGTCTGTTGGTGTTCTCAAGAACTTTTGCGGTTACTAACTTTCTGTTAGCATCCATTTTTTCGCCATTGTGTGCCTTTGCAAACACCTGGTCTGCAACTGCAAGAC